TATGATTAAAATTTGTTTCGCCTTTATCGTATAAAATTGGTGTTAGCTTACTAATGTTTTCCACCTCGTTTCTACCTTAAACTTAGTTGCATTTCCTGTTACAGAAAGCTTATTTTCTCCTGATTTAAGCAAAGGAAAGTCCATGGTATACATTCGATTGTTTCGACTGTTTGGAATGCCTGTAATTAACTTATAAGCGCTCTCGATACGACTATCCACTACAACATGATCATCTATATCTTTAAAGACATAGCTTTTACCATTAACGATTAAATCCATATCCCCCGTGCCATATAAAGTGATGATTGGCTGGTTTTCATAAGGATACGGATTCGTTAACGTTAATTCAGCTGTTGATTCTTGTATGACTTCTTTCTGCCTTGTTTTAAATGGTTTAGCACTCAAACCAACGGTATAAGACAACCACAGCGGATAGCTTCCATTTTGTGTAAATGTAGGCGGCTCAACAACTTCTACTTGATAAGTCATACCACTATCCCAGTAAGGTACAAAGTCAATGTATCGACCGCCTATAAATGCATAAGTGATCTCATCCTTTAATTGATTAATCTCTTGTTCGGATTGACCCTTGATAAAAAGTTTTAAATTAATAGGCGTATTCTCATAAGCCTCTTCATCAAAGATATAATCTTCGCTTACACCCGGTATCGACTTACGCTCAACTTTCCTTTTAGGCGATGAGATTTCTGGACGAAACTGGATTAAACTTTTTAAATCTTTACTACTCGTTCCATTAACTATAAATTCCCCTTGTTTCATCCAAAACTCACCCTTTCTCCTCTACTCGCTTTCTTGCGGTCATTAATGTTTTTAATTTCTTGTTCTATTTTCCCAGCCATTTTCTTAATTGTAGAATCTGGCAAGTCCCCATTTGCGGTTAAATGAATTTCGTACGTATCTCCTTCAATTAAAACGTCATTATTACCTTGATTTAAATCTTGCTTCTGAGTTCGATTAACCCGCTCCATTGCATCTGCCATTAATTTAGGCAATCTATTCAGTGGTAATATCGCCTCTCCACCTGTTCGATGTTCGCCGCCAGCTAACAAGGTATTTCCTAACATTCCAAATATACCTGGACGTGTTAAAATACCACCGCCAGCGTGCCAACTAACACTTAGTTTAGGTGGTCCACTTTTCAGCCAGTCAAGTGGGTTGATTGATCTCGACCCACTTATGGTAAACTTAGGCATTTTAATACTTGGCAATTTCCAATTGAAGTTGAAAAAACCTTTCATTTGTTCAATTGCCGTTCTCACTGCTTCCTTCGCTCTGTTAATAGGGTTCATGATGCCGTCTTTGATGTTATTCCACGCCGTTGTTGTATTTGTTTTAAGGGTGTTCCAAGATTGTGTTAAACTATCTTTCAAACTTGCACCGAATGCTTTTACCTTATCCCAATTTTTCCATAATAGAACTCCACCAGCGATTACTGCGGCTATACCAACTAATATTGCACCAGCAGGGCTAAATATGAATCCAACAGTAGACGACAATCCACCGGCTAACGTACTACCAACAGCTTTGATTTTGCCCCAGTTTGAGATAACCTTTCCGCCACCTTCAACCATTTTTCCAAATCCTGACGTAACTGTTCCAACAACCGAAATTACTGGACCAAGTGCCGCCAATAGACCACCAGCCATAATTATCATTTTTTGTGTTTCGGGGTTAGCTTCTGAAAACTTAGTAGCTAAATCTGCTACCTTTTCAATCATTGGTTGTAAGACTTCTAACGCACTACTGAATGCATCCATTAATGGGCCGCCATACTCAATAGCTAAGTCTACAACTTGATTCTTTAATACCGCTAATTTAGCTTCAAGTGTTTCATATCGAGTATTCGCTTCTTCCGTCAAGGCTGTGTTCTCATTCCAACCTTGAGCAGATGTCTCTAAAGCACCATTTAGCACATCACTAGCACCGGATAGCCTTAGTAATGTATCAATTTCTTGGGTAGATGTAATACCCATCTCTTTCAAAGCACCTGTAACATCTCCACCAGACTTATTAATTTCATCTAACCCTTTAACAAATTCAGTGATCGTTCCTGCAGCATCTTCCTCCCATGCTTTTTGGAATTCCTCTGATGACATACCTGAGACTTTTGCAAAAGCTTCTAAGTTTCCGCTACCGCTCTTTACATCAGAGTTCATCTTTTGCATGACGCGTGACATTGATGACCCACCAGCTTCAGCGTTAATACCGACTGAACTCATCGCTGTCGCTAAGGCCAACATTTCATCCTCTGTTAATCCAACTTGCGATGATGTACCAGCTAATCTTAATCCCATGGCCACAATATCACTTTCAGTCGTTGCAAAATTATTTCCAAGTGCAACAATTGCAGAGCCCATATTTCCAAATTTGTCCTGAGACATCCCTGTGATGTTTGCTAATTTGGCTAGTGAAGAAGCTGCCTCTTCACTTGATAAGTTTGTCGACTCACCCATGTCAATCATTACTCTGGTGAAACCTAGTACGTTCTCTGTTTCAATTCCCAATTGTCCGGCTGCTTCAGCGACTTCTGAAATTTCTGTGGTTGACGCAGGAATTTCCTTAGCCATATCACGAATACCTTTTTCTAAATCGTCGTAAGACACAACTAAATTCCCATTCGCATCGTAAACTTCATCAACTGTTTTCTTCACTCCAGCAAATGCTGATTCAAAGTCACTGGCTGCCTTAACACCTGCACCAGCAAAAGCTACAATAGGTGCTGTTACTTTCATAGTTAATTCTTTACCAACATCTTGTAATTTCTTGCCGGTTTTTTGCATCTTGTCGCCCGCTTCTTGGACGCTCTTACCAATTACTTTATGTGTATCATTGACTTCGCTTAATTGTTTCTCATACGTCTTTAAAATACTTTCTGTTTCAACTAATTCACGCTGGAACGCTCGATACTGACCTGCGTCAATCTCTCCAGCTTCATACTGGCGTGTAACTTCTGCCTGTGCTGACTTTAATTCATTTAGTCGCTTTCTTGTGTTATCAACTTGTTCAGTCAACACTTTTTGTTTTTGAGATGTCAATTCAACGTTCTTAGGATTGAACTTTAAGGCACGGTCAACTTGTCTTAGTTCTCGTGATAAATCAGTAGACTTTTGATAGACCGTCTTCAATGAGTTTTCGAGCTTGGTTGTGTCGCCACCAATCTCAATGCTTATTCCTCTTATATTCCTAGTTGATGCCATTCAAGTCCTCCTTCCTTAAAAAATAAGGCTACCCCATGTAACGATCAATATCGTCCTGGGTAGCCTCTCTTACATTCGATTCTTCTTCAGTTGTTCCAAAGTAAACATCCGACATGTCATAAAATTGTTGCAAGGTTAATATATTTAATTCTTCTGGAACTCTCATGTGCATTTTCTTAGCAAGTACTAGAATATATGTTCCTGTTGTATAATCATTATTCGACTGATTGTTTGAATTCTTCTTCTTCTTGTTCAACTTCGGTGCTACGAAAAAGTTTCCTTTGAATCTCGTCAATAACCTCTGAATACATATCAGCATTTCCTAAGTCTAATGCTTCAATCCCCATTAACCATGCGTTGAACTCTGGGAAAATTTGATTTGAGTTCTTAATCAATGCTGCCGTTTTAGCTAAGGTATAAGTGATTCGCATAGCTAACAAGCCATTTACACGCTCGCTTACCATTACAGCTGATAACTTCATTGTGTCCTCGATTAAGTCAGACCCGAACTCGCTTTCGTGCACTACTAACGAATAAGGTGTTGCTTGAATGTCAATCTTTTCCCCACCAACTTTTACTTGTTTCATTCTTCGCCACCACCTGCAAATGTAGGTTCTTGTACTTCATCAAAGAAGGCATTGAATGCTGTTGCGTTTGCTAAACTTAACTCCATTGCACCCTTGATAACATTCTTGTTGTCAAATTCTTTTGCAGTCACGTTGATTGTTAATGTTTGAGTGTTCACTTCACGTGTTTCTGTTTCAGTTGAGTGTTCTTCGGTAGGTTTTGAGCTCGTGCAGTTGTAGTAAATATAACGTTTGTTGTTTTGGTCACCCTTAACTTCATACAACAATGCAAATGGTTTCTGTTTTCCGTCTGCAACCTCAACGATCATTCCGTTATCGTCAATTTCCCAACCTAAAGCCTCCACACTGAACCAATCAGGAATCAATGCCATTTCTAAGTCTCCAGAATAACCGTTATTTGAGTTCACTACATAATAAGCAATGTTATCAGCGTAAAATGTGGAAGGCTCGCCTTCGCCTGTTAAAGCAAGGTTAACAGCACCTGGTATGTGTTGTG